TGATGTGCGAATCGAAGGCAAAGAATCTTGCCAGTTTTAAATTATTAGAGAGATATAAATGTTTGACAAGTTAAAGAATTTATTTAAGAAACCCGAACCGGTAGTACAAAAAGAAAAGAAACCTCGCAAGCCTAAAGAGAAGAAGGTTGAGCCTGAACTTACTGCAAAAGAAAAAGCAACTGCCGCAGGTGAACCTTATGTGAATATTGTTAAAATGGATTTGGATCCAAACGATGTGAACAACGGTAGTTTTGAATTAGACTGGAACGACAAGTTTATTTTGAATTTGATTAAGTCTGGTTACAAAATGAAAGATGATGACACCGATCAATTGATAGCCGATCGCTGGTTTCAAACTGTGTGCAGAAACATAGCACTTGAACTCTATGAGCAACAGCAGGCCGATCCGGAGAACAGAGATATTCGGGTAGTACGTACTAAGGACCTCGGCAACGGTCGTACGGAAGTTAGTTGACAATAAATCAATTCGGGTATATAATGCATATATTAGCTGGAGAATAATATATGCAAATGCCAATTGAATTTCAAATATTTGAGAACTTTTGTACTCAGCATGGGTATAAAGCAGTTGACCAACGCAAAGATAAAATCCCTAGTAATATATACGCAATTAGAACCCGCAATGGTGTTAAGGTAGAAATTAAAACTACAAAGAAAATTACTAGTTATGTTGCGGGTTTTGGTCTCTCCAGTGAGAAACTTGATTTACTGAAAATAGAATTAGAATCTCAGGGTATGATTATCCTGAAATATAATCCTACCTTTTTATATATTCAATTCAAGAATGATATTCTTGATGGATTTCTTACACTTGTAAAATACATTGAGGATATTGATGCTATTGCCCAACGTAAAGCAGGGGCACGTAGATTAATTGAATCAACTGGTTATGATCCATTTTTAGCAGTTTCCGAATTAATTCAATTAACTATTAAAACAGGTCGTAGCGAATGGATGGGTCGTGGTAATGGTACATTCGATAGTATTGATAATATTATTACTGTTGGGTACAGTATTAAAGGTCGACAACAAGAATTAAATGGTAAAAATGCTTATCGTGAGCATATTGTACCATGCACACTAATTGAACGCAAAGCTATTGAAATGTTTAAATTAGGTAATACTGTTGAACAAGTGGCCGAAATGATTAAATCAAATTTGTTTATCCTACGTATTAGTGACGAAGAGGCTTATAAACTTGACATTGAATTAGGTTTACGTACAACAATGCCAGAAGGATGGGACTTTGGACATGATGTATACTCTCGTATTACTTTTGCGGGCATTCAATTAGAGGTTGACAAATAAAAAAAACGGGTGTATAATACACATATTGTTAACAAACTATAGGTAACACATGAAACGTAATAAAACAGCAGTAGCAGTAGCAGTTGACGAAATTTCGATTCCCGATATCGAGCCACTACAGCAAGAATATTTGGTAGATAACATCATTGATGCAATTACTAAATTTCTTAAGGCATCTACAAAAAGAGCTATTGTAGTTCAGGCACCTACTGGTAGTGGTAAAAGTTTTACTATTACTAATTACACTGCAATTCTCATTGCACAACATTTTAAGAAAATCAAGAATGTTTTCTTTGCGGCACCGTCACAGGAATGTGTTGATGAACCACTTGAAAGCATGATGAAGTACGATGGTACTTATATTGGTAACAAGCTAGTCAAAGTTTATGACAGCAAACAATTGAAGTATTCATTGGAAAATGATATTGACTTACCCGGGGACATTCGTTATTTCTTTATGACCACGCAATACATGTATGGTCTTTATGAGAACTATGACCCTGCGAAACCTGATGATTTTGATTTGATGTTACCTGATCTTATCTTTAATGATGAGGCGCATCGTGGTTTAGGTGTACCTGACAAGTCAACTACTAAAGATGACCAAGGTGTTACCAACAATAATTGGGAACCCAAATGGTTCGATATGCAAACTGCAATGATGAATAGCGGTACTGTGGTCATTCACTTGACAGCTACACCCACACAATCTCAACGAATGAGAACTCTAGTAGGTGCTGACAAGTATGTTCAATTGCCTACAATGCCGAAATTCAAAGAATCAAACGCATTTACTAAGTTTGAATATCACGGGAATCGTGAAGATTTGCATGAAACATTAGAAGCCGCTTACAAGACATTTGCTTGGCAAGTTAATGAGATTCGTAATCAACAAGTACTGATTCCCGAATCTGTCTGGGATTCTGTTTCTGATAAGATTCCAAAGATGATGCCTGGCATCATTATTAGTTTGGGACGCAATAATGCAGTTAACGGCATTCAAATGCAAGCGGTGATGAAAGACATTAAAGCATACGTCAAACGACTTAATGCAGTTTTGTTTGTGTCTACCTCGAGTGAAAAGCATTTTGATGGACAGAAAATTAAACGCATGAGTGAAGGTATCAAGTTGGCAAATAGTCCTGCGTATATCAATCGCCCACTGGTTATGGTTGTTGTTGATTCAGGTAAGATGGGTATCAACATCCCTCGATTGATTACCGCAGTTGTTTGCAAAGTGCCTGCACAGCAAAAGATTCACAACAGCTATACACAGTTTGTTGCACGTACTTGTCGTTTACCTTTCTTCCGAGACCATGAACTCGGTATTGAATTTATTCGCAAGATGAAAGTGTCCGATGAGGTCAAGTCACTAGTATGTTCTTACTATTCATTGATGTCAACATCATTCGCTATTCTTCCACAAGATACTGAATTGATGAAACTGGTAGAAGAATTCTACACAGAAGATACATTTGAAATGGTTGATGGTATTGATTATATTCTGAAAGGAGTATTTGGTCCTAAGGATCCAAAAAAGTTGATTTCGGGATTGAGGCTTGCGTTTGATAACGGACAACTTAATCAGTTGTTTCGTAAGGACTATTGCGAAGCCTGCAAAGGTGTTTGCTTTGAACAAGCTATCAAAGGCTACATTAATCAGTACGGTGATGATACTTCTAAACTAGGAGATTTTATCGAAGATTGGAAGACTACATTGCAAGTAGACCATATTGATGGTAATCGTTACAACAATGATCCGTCAAATCATGCTACAGTTTGCCCAAATGTTCACATGTTGAAAACACAACGTCAAAAAGATTATCTGAACACGTACACGTTCGGTAAATCCAAGATTTGACAACAACTAAATAGTAGTATATAATAGACACATGAAATACGCACTTATCGACACAGCTAACACATTCTTCCGTGCCCGTCACGTTGCATCACGCAATAGTGATCCGGAAGAAAAAGCGGCTTTCGCACTTCATCTTACACTTTCGTCAATTAATCAGGCCGTGCGCCTTTATAACATCGATCACGTAGTAGTCTGTTTAGAAGGCAGGTCGTTTAGAAAAGCGATGTACGCACCTTATAAAAAGAATCGGGTAGTAGATGAAAAATCTCAGACTGAGGCTGAGATTGAAGAAAACAGGATGTTTTGGCAAACGTATGAATCTCTAACGGATTATTTTAAGGACCGTACCAACATAACTGTACTACGACATGAGGAAGCCGAGGCTGATGACATGATTGCCCGCTTCCTTCACATGCATCCGGAAGATACAAACTATATCGTGTCAACGGATCAGGATTACATCCAATGCCTAAATGAGCGAGTGCATATTTTTAATGGCGTAGAAGGTCATAGAATTTCGTTAGATGGATATTGGAAAGAAAACGGCAAGCCTGTTATCGATAAGAAAACTAAAGTACAAAAAGTACTTGAAGGTACTCCCGAGTATTTGCTCTGGCGGAAAATTTGCAGGGGAGATTCCTCAGATAATATTTTCCCAGCATACCCAGGTGTGCGTGAAAAGGGCACAAAGAACAAAGTTGGTATCAAGGAAGCATTTGAGGACCGTGATAAAATGGGCTTCGCCTATAACAATTTTATGTTGCAGAAATTTGTTGACCATGAGGGTCTCGAACACAGGGTTCGTGAAGATTTTCAACGCAATCGTGCCCTTATCGATCTTACTGCTCAACCCGAGGACATGAAGCAAAAGTTCGATCAGCGTATTCGAGAATCTGTCAGAGTAACTACTACTCCGCAAGTGGGAGTACATTTCCTGCGCTTTTGTGGGAAGTACAAACTTGAAAAATTATCGCAAAATGCCGAGACTTTTAGCAAGTGGCTTAACGCACCGTATACAGGTAACTTGGTATAATGTTTACAACACCAGATAATACTATTAAGAAAATCAAACAAGGTGATCCAGACTTTATGATGACTGATGGTATCAAACTTGTACCTAGAGCCAGCTTTGAAATAGGTAAAGGTTGTCCCGAATATTTCAAAACTATTATTGCAAAAGCTCATAGTGACGGCTGGCTTATACCGATTGCGTATATGAAAGAATCTGAATATGTTTGGGAAAAACTAGGAGAATAATATGAACAGAGATTATCACAACTTACAATATATTTTAAACAAAACACCAGAAGAATTACTAGAATGGTGGATTTCATTAGACGATGACAATCAAGCATATGCTATGGAAATAATTACAGAATATCGTAAGATGCTAGATGAGCCAATTGTAGAAGATTATTCTATTGCAAAAAATTACTTGAAAAAGTTTCAACTATGAAGAAAGTTTATTATGAAAAAATTGGACGTAGATATCATCCTGTGGCTGAGTATGATAACGATCTTTTGGACAGTTTCCCTAAAGGTGCTCACTTGGTCCTCTGTTACCCGGGAGGCTCCAGCCGTAGGTTTAACGTGGAACCTAACCATGCCGCAATGATTGCCGCAGGTAGAGTAGCAGAAGAAAAGATATCAGAAGTTATTCGTAAGGCTAGTGAACTTAGCCCGCAACGTACACCTCTAACACCAAAACAACTTAAAGCTTGGCAGAATCTAGCAAAAGAGTTTGGTGAAGACCTTTGTACATTACAAGGTGCAAGTACACGTGACATTGCCGAAGCTGGCGTAAAGGCTATGATAGAAGAAGCTGAAAAACTTATGTCAAACCCTGCAGTAAAGAAAGCGTATGAACACTTTCAATTAGTTTGTGAATTGACAAGGGAGCACAATGACACGTGAACAAATCATTACTGATATGTGTATCTCATATCGGCATGACTATGGGCTTGATAGAAAACCCGAGGATCCCCCATGGATTGCCGGCATGACACCCAATGAACGTAAAGGTTTGTGGAACACAATGGCACAAATCTATGACAACAACATTGCACCTAATATGATTTTAAAAAATGGCAAATCTAGCTGATTATTTTGAAAAGAATCGTTATCAGCCTAAGTTTGAATTCATGGCTAGAGTAACCGGCATGCATGGTAAGATTCGATGGATTGGAAGTGTAGGTAATGATACTGTTATCAGTGACTTAGTAGGTCCTATACTACATATACATTTAGATTTTCCATTAAAGATTGACGGTGAATACACACATCATTTTTTTACTAAACACAAGGGCGTAACAAGGTTAGTAAGCTTTGATGAAGAATCTAAGAAAAAGAAATAATGTATGATGCAGTAATTTTTACTGATGTAACTGACACAGTAACTATCTATAAAGCAATCGGTGCATATAAGATTGCTAATACTCTGCGACAACAGGGGTACTCTTGTTTGGTCGTAGATCACCTACATGCATTTACTTTAGATGAAATAAAAAAGGTAATTGATAATTCAGTATCAATCAATACGCTATTTGTAGGGTTCAGTACAACCTTCTTTAACAGCACCTTAAACTCTGTTAACAGCGACGGATCACTAACATATAGTTCAATACTATCAGGGGTGATGCCACAAGGTATTGACTTTGAAAATCAAGTTATCACACATATTAAATCCAGACATTATAATTGTAAAATTATGGTAGGTGGGACGAAGGCTCATGCTAATATCAATGACAAAAACATTGATTACAGTATCATTGGTTACGGTGAGGTCAGTGTGTTATCAGTAGCTAATCATTTAAAATCAAACACTCCCATACCAAATAGTTATAAAAATTTACACGGTGTAACTATAGTTGATAATAGAAAAAACGAAGGCTATGATTTTGTCAATAGTAAATTCAAATGGGAAGATTTAGATGTTGTTAATGCAAAAGTCCTACCATTAGAAATTGCACGTGGCTGTATATTCAAATGCAAATTCTGTAGCTACCCATTAAATGGAAAACAAAACTTAGATTTTATCCGTAACAGTGATATACTGTATGAAGAAATGCAATCAAGTTATGACAAATACGGAGTGTCTAGTTTTTACATACTTGATGATACGTTTAATGATAGCGTGTATAAATTAGATATTTTACAGACAACAGTTAAGAGATTAACATTTCAACCTAAGTTTTGGGCCTATACTAGGTTAGATTTAATAGCACAGAATAACGGACTGATTGACAAACTATATGATATAGGTTTGCGTGGCATTTATTTTGGTATAGAGACATTAAACAAACGCACCGGATTGATTATAGGTAAAGGGTTTGATAGAGCTAAACAAATTAACACGATTAGTCAGATTAGAGAACGCTATGGTAATCAAGTAACAATGCATGGTAGTTTTATTTTAGGATTACCTGAAGAAAACATAAGCTCAATGCGTCAGACATTTAATCAACTAATGGATGAATCTATTCCGTTGCATACATTTGTCTTTCATGGATTGAATCTATATAAAAATGAAGCAGTTCCTTTTAATAGTGAATTGGGCAAGAATTTTAGAGACTATGGATACACTGAACTAAATACTAACCCCAACTCACCTAGAATTAATTGGGGTAATCTACACTTAGACTATAACATTGCAAATGAGTTAGCATCCGAGTTTAATACTACCGCGCAAAATAGTAACAGATTGTATTTGCCAGGCCAAATAGGGTTTTCGTTAAAGAATTTAGGATTTACTGATGAACAGATTACAAACATAAGATACAAAGATGTTGAATGGGGTAAAATATCAGCAAAGAAAGACGTTTACATATCAGAATATAAAGAGAATTTAATAACTAAATTATCCATAATCATTTGATTATTATTCAAAATAGAGTACTATTATACATACAGAGGAATATATGAACAAAACACTAATTGCAAAACCAGTAGTCAAGAATCAATTTTGGATCGTTACTGACGGTAAGGAAAAAGTAGGTAATGTAATTGCCGATGGATCTGGATTTGAAGTTAAATTAAATGGTAACAAGACACGTTACAAGAACACAACTACCATTAAAAAGAAAACAAATATAGAGTTTGAACCTACTCAGAAAGTTGATAAGTCCACACACAATTTACCTTTTAAAGTATATCCTACTACCAATAAGGTTTATAATTCTATGCTTGATGTTAAGCGTAAAATGCATTTGTTTACTACAACACCCAAAAGTAAATGCTATCATGCGGCAGGCTGGTATATTATTGACCAAGGTAATGATCCTAAAGTAACATTCTGTCCTAAATATATCTTTATTCAGCGTTATCCTTATAAGGGACCATTTAAAACTGAGGAAGAAGCTAAAAAAACGATAAATAGTCTATGATACATATTAAGAGATTTATAGACAAAATATCCTACATGGAAGGCAAGCAAGGCAAAGATGTGGTGTTGCCTATGACAGACGCAAGAGGTTTACGTGATGAATTGGTTAAATTATTAGCAGATAACTATGATTTGAAGCAAGATCAACCTATTATTGAACCTGTCTTTCAAGTAGAAGTAAAAGGTGGTACATTTAAATGAGCAGAACACAACCAAAAGTGTTATTAGAATTAGTAGATAAACAAACATACAAGTGTGACCAAATTGTAGAAGCCTCAGGAATATGGGCTGTGTTTTACGATAAGCAACCTATCAATCTAAAATCACAACATTACTTAGATAACGAAGCAACACCTAAGTACAAGAAGACCAGTTTCAGTAATCCTGGCCATGCACGTAATCTTTGCAGAAAGTTAAATGCACAGTTTAAGACAGACAAGTTTACTGTTATCTTCATGAATTCTGGAAGTTGCGTATATCCAGATGACCAAACGTAAATCCGTCAAAGAAAATATTACCCATGCGGTCTTTTCTGAAATACCTAAACACAATAATATTTGGCTCGAATATACTATAGACGAGTTGTTACCTAGATGGTGGTATACCGGACGTAATGAAGGACTAAGACTAACTGATATAGGTACTTTAGCCTTTCAAGCCGCACAGATAGAATTCTATGACATTGAATTCAAACAACAGGGTAGTAGTTGGTATAGCTTTCTAGTAGAAGTAAATAACAAAATAAATTGCCCTTACTACTTAGGTTCAGGTAAAAAAATAAACAACGAAAAGAAAAATGCTTATATAAGATTGTATGACAGCAAAGTTGCCATGCTTATAAATTTGTATGGTTCATTGGAAGAATATTTAACTGCTACAAGGAGCAAACATGACAGAAGAAAAGAAAAGTAAAAACCCGTTTATCAATATGGCTAGAGAAGCCAAAGCACGTGATATGAAGTTAGCACCTGAGAAAGCCACGCAGATACAAAAAGCAAAAGCTCCTAAACCAAGCAAGGGGTTTGGTGGGTCAAGTGTAGTTCGTAGAACCGGGCGTGGTGGTTAATACCAAACACCTTCGTTACGCATTCGTCTAACGAAGGTTAAGTAACTGCTACATATACCATAGCACTTTAATTTTACTGTGCTAAACATTCCTCGGTCCTGTATCTCTGGAAGAAATATAATACTTGAATTGTTTATTGGGACTGTACCTGGTGTAATAATTTGACCACCACTGGTCGTAGCGGGTGTGTTTTCAGATAAACTATCAAACCAAAAGTAATTTGGATATAATGAAGTAGACTGTCCAGATATCCATGTTTGCATGTCAGTGTTTTTAGCATTAATCCAAAATCTATTACCGCGTAGGTAAGTTTCTGACACTTCATCTAGGGGTTGTTCGTACCCTACATAAAATTTATTATCTATTCTCCATACATCAATCAAGCATGAATAGCCAGCATCTAGTGCTTTACCAATTTGATTTGGGGTGTTGGCATTTTCAAAATTTTGCCCATCGTAGATTCCTTGGTAAGATATATATAACATAATATATATATTTATGTCAACGGAATCAATAGCTACCGCGTTATATATATGTAGACATAAAAATCTACTTCATTAACATAAAGGAAACTTAAAATGAAAACATTAGCAATCGTAATCCTATCAGCATTGTCATTGACAGCATTTGCCCAGACTGCAACCCCTGCCGCTAAGCCAGCAACACCTGCTCCGGCTGCACCTGCTAAAGCAGAGGCGCCAAAAGAAGAAATGAAATTGGCTAAGAAAAAGGATGCTCCCAAGGCAGATACTAAAAGTGCACCTGCCAAGACAGAAAAGGCACCTGCAACAACTGCTCCTAAGGCAGAAACCAAACCAGCTGGCAAGTGAAGTAGAGGATACTGATAACTATGATGTAGTTGATTTAGACTTACATCGTAGTTATGGTCGTCTAAAACTAATCACGGTTAATCTTTGGGATGATGACAGTGAGTTACCGGAACATATTCAAAAAAAACTTGAGAATGCAAGAATAAAAGCACTAGAAGTGTATCGTAGTAAATATGCAGTATGATTCTACCAACAATTAACCTTGATACCTTTTCAAATCAATATTTAGAATATTCCGGTTTAGATTCATTAGATAAATGTTTTAACAAAGATTATTTTTTAAGCTATCCGAGCCAGATTGAATATAAATATAATTCTAGAGGGTTCAGAGGGCCTGAATGGCCCCCTGACTTAACTAATGTATGCTGGTGTGTAGGCGATAGCTTCACTGCCGGAGTAGGTTCACCTTACAATCATACTTGGCATTATGTACTAGCAGAAGCATTAAAAATGCAAACCATAAACGTAAGTATGGATGGTGCTAGTAATTCTTGGATTTGTCGTAAAATTTTAGAACTTTTAGTCATCAAACCAAAAAATATCATAATTCAATGGTCATATATTCATCGCAGAGAAAAAACCAACATTAACATTTGTGACGAAGAAAGACGTATATATTCAATTGATACAACTACTGCCCAGGATATAGAACATATGTTTGACTGTATCGATAAAGTAGAATTAGCTAAACAACAAACAACCATTATACATACTTTTATTCCAGCTTGCGTTCCAGAAGAGGAAAAATCTAGATTTGATGAATTACTTGCAAAAAAGAATATAAATATCGTTAGGTTCGAACAATTGGATAAAGCTAGAGACTATCATCATTATGATATCCAAACTAGTACTAGTTTAGTAGAAAAATTGATACAATCTAAATATCTAAATATATAATAATATTTTTGTTGCATAAATAGTTACGAAGTTAGGAGTTCTTCATAAAAACTCAATTTTTAAACACACACATAGGAGATATAAAATGTTTAACACAGCAACTTACGCCTTTATTGACGGCGTTTCAGACTTCAAAAAGAAATTCGTAGAACAAAC